TATGTGTTGGCCCAGGTCGAAGGACGAGAAAGCAAGATCGTCAGTCTAAGCGCTTGATCAGTCAAAGCGGGCCGCCCGGTGGTGCAAACACCGGAACGGCCCTTGAGCCAGCCAGGGAGAGGACCCCGTGGCAGCCCCGGTGCAGCCTACACCGACCTGGGTTTCGCTGCGTGGTGTCGCGCAGCCGGCCGCCGCCACCGTTGTGGTGTTGCTGTCCGGGCGGCGCGCATGAGCGAACGCGACTTGACGAGCCCGAATTGGCGGTCGCTGCGCGATGCCATTGCGTTTGTCTCTCGGCATCTCACGGTTAGGAAGGCGGAAACCGAGCTCCGCGCCGCACTGGTCTCCTGCGACTTGCCGAGCATCCGGGAGAGAGCGGACGGTGTGCGCGAGCCATTGACGGGTTGGGGGGAAATCGATTTCTCGATCACGTCCTATATCGATCATCCAAGGGAGTTGATGCGTGATGACGATATCGAGATCGTGCGAGGTTTTGAGTTACTCGATCCGAATTTGATCTTCGTCTGGTGGCCGAAAGTTGAACGACTTTGCGGGCTCACTGTCGCGCAGCCTGGGCCCGTGCCGAAATCCGAGTCGGCAGCGTCCGCGCCGCCAACAGCCGAATCAGGTGCGTCAACATCCGCCTCGACTCCCAGCGCACCAGCCCCCGCAGCAGGCGACCAAAGGAAACCGGCGAAGACGGTCGAGGAGAGACAGAAACCGAAGGACTGGCTCCGGATATCCAAACGAAACCACCCTAAGGCCAAAGATGAGCGCCATCACGCTTGGGCGGAACGGCAGCTCCAGCTAATGAACGACGCGCACGCCTTAGGTAAGGTTCGAAGCGTCTGGACCCTCGAGAACATGATCCGACGTCTGCGCGACAAAGACGCAGAGGATTAGACTGCCACAATCGGCAAGTTGCCGCATTAGTGCAAGTTGTTGCGGATTTATGCATCGGCAAATTGCCGATTTGCTTTCGGCAAAATGCCGATCGTTCATGCGGTAATGAGCAGCGCCGCAACTTTTCCGCCCACTGATCCCGTTGAACGCGAGCGTTGGCTCGACGGCATCGTGCCGCTCGCCGAGGGTGCCTTACTGCGGTGTTGCAGCGTCGACACCCTCATGCGCGAGCACAAGCGTGGGCGACTGAGGCTGTTTCGAAGGTCGCAGCGCCTCTGGGGCATCCGCCGGCGCGACGCTCTGCTCTTTGGCGAATAAGGACACCCGCCCAGCCACGCCGGCGCCAGAAGGAGGACAACGCGACTTAAAACCGGAAAACGCGGCGTGACACCGGCGGACGCCTGCGCAGGCACTACCCAACTCGCCGGAAGCAGTGCGGCCGAGCCCGAGATTTTTGCGAGAGATTCGGGTCGGCCGCCAAGAGAAGCCCTGGGAGGGCTAAGCAGATGGATGCTCTATTACATCGTCGTCTGAAAGAAGGCAATCGCCACCGCCACCATTACCGCCCTCGAGGTCGACGCGTCCGGCACGGGCAACAGGCCGCTGTTGTCCGCGCCCTGACCGCTGCAAGACTCCGCGCCGAAGGCGCCGCCCCGTCGTTTTCGGCGGCGGCCATCATGTGCGGATCCTGCCCCCAATACGTAGAAGCCGCGCTTGTCTTAACAAACAGCGGCGACGCCGAGCTTCTTCGCGACGTACTGAGCGGTCACATCGGTTTGCTCGAAGCAGCGCGGCGGGTGAAACCGGTCGCTCGGCTGATCGCGGCTTACCGTGAAGCAACCGTGGCCGATCGTGTCGCGTTCGCGCGCGCCATCGGGCCGACCGTGTTGTTTGACGACGCGTTAGTGCCGGCGATCTGAGGCCGGAGGCGATCCATGATGCGCATTGAACTCCGCGGCAGCGTGCTGCTCAGATCGGGGGCGCCATGAAGTTCCTCGATGCGGATACCCGGCTCGCTGAAAAGAGCGGCACCAAAATCTTAATCGTTGGCCTCCCCGGGGTCGGCAAAACCAGCCTGCTGCGCACACTGCGCACAAAGATGCTGGCGTCGACTCTGTTCGTCGACATTGAGGCCGGCGATATCGCGGTCGCAGACCTTCCAGTCGCAAGCGTGCGGCCGCGCACATGGAGCGATTGTCGCGATATCGCTTGTGCCTTGGGCGGTCCTAATCCAGCTCTGCCGGCAACTGCCGCCTATAGCGAAGCGCATTACACCGAGGTGATGAAAAATGCCGAGCTCGCACGGCTCGCATCGTTTAGCACTTTATTCGTCGATTCCCTGACTGCGGCTGCACGGTTGAGCTTTCAGGCAGCGGAACAGCTACCAGAGGCAACGAGTGATCGGGGTCGCAAGGATCTGCGCGCTATCTATGGCGCGCATGCCAGGAGCATGTTGGCCTGGCTTCACCAACTCCAACACGCTCGTGATCGCAACGTTATCCTCGTGGCGGTGCTCGAGCGGAATATCGACGAGCTCAACATCTCGACATGGCAGCCGCAGATCGAAGGCGCAAAGACCGGACGCGAACTCCCCGCGATCGTCGATGAAATCATCACAATGCAGTGGGTCGACTTCGGCGATCGCAAACCGGTCCGCGCCTTTGTCTGCACGAATCCTAATCCGTGGGGATATCCGGCTAAGGATCGTTCCGGCCGGCTCGAACAACTCGAACCGCCGAACCTTGACGCGTTGATCGAGAAACTGACTGGTCCGGGTCAGCGCAAACCGTTCACTGTCGTTTCACCCGAGCAACCCGCTCAGAACTAGAGGAGGCGATCATGCCTTACGACTACACCGATGCTCCACCGCCGCAGTTCGAACTGATCCCGCAGGACACGGTCGCTACGGTGACCATGCACATTCGCGCCGGCGGCGTCGGCGAGGATGGAATGCTCAAGCGCAGCGCCAAGGGCGACTGCGAGATGCTCGACTGCGAGTTCGTCGTTACCGACGGAGCTTGTGCGAAGCGGAAGTTCTGGCAGTACTTTGTGCTCGAAGGGACCACGGACGGTCATGCAGAGGCTGCCAAGATCTCCCGCGGCACGCTGAAGGCGATCATCGACGGCGTGCTTGGTCTAAAGCCTGACGACGCGAGCGCGGAGGCGCGAGCGGCCCGCACGGTCAGCGTCAAGTGGTTCGACGGCAAAAGCTTCATCGCCAAGATCGGAATCGAGAAGGGCGGCCCCGACGGCAAGGGCGGAGTCTACAACGATAAGAACAGGCTTGCCGGCGTGATCACGCCCGATAAAAAAGAGTGGCACCCGGTCGAGCAGCCGCCGCCTTTCGATGGCGGGGGCAGTGCAGCTGGCGGAGCTGCACCGCCTAACGCTGCACCGCCTAGCGCTGCCCCGCCCATCCAGCGGCCAGGGTGGGCGACATGAAGAAGATGCGCACCGTCGGGGAGGTTTCGCTCTCCGCAATTGAAGATCAATGGCAACGCGACGCCACTGCTGCTGCCATTGCGGCTGCGCGCGGGGTCGTCCAGATGGGCGGTCCCATTCCACCGGGCACACCAATCGGGCGGCTCACCGATACGGAACTGGGATGGATCGTCGCCGCTGTGCTTTTCGCCTGGATTAGCAAGCGTGCGGAACAGGCGGCAGCAGAGCAGCTGGACACCGAGCAAACCATCCGCCTGACCGCGCTCGACCCTGAGCCATGGGACGCTGGCGCGGTGGCGGCAATCTTGCCCGAGCTCGCGGATGACTGCCCCGACCTCGATTGGTCGAAACCGCTGACCGCATGGTCACGTGAGGGCATCACCGTGTTTCTGCTCAAGGCCATGGCGCGGATCCGCAAGGCGACGATCGCGCGTGACCTGAGCGAGAAGGGCGTCTCTCGTAAATCGAGCGCTGCAACGATTGCGCGCCAAGCCAATGCCGCAGCGGGCGGCCCGCTGATGACCCCTGATGAGTTCAACGACGAGATCGGGATTTAACCGGAGCGTGCCGTGCTTAACCTCAACCGCGCCAGTCTCTCACTCGAGCCGATCAACGGCGCTATTAATGATGTAATCGAACGTGCCGCGGCAACGGCGGCGGAATTGCCGCGCCCTTACCTGGGTGCATCGATTGTCGGGCACGAGTGCCTGCGGCGCATCCAATATGATTGGTGGTGCAAGCCCGTCCTGCCGGCTAGGACGCGTGAGATATTCGACCGCGGGCACTATTTCGAAGAGCGTGCGCGGCGGCTTCTAGCAGCGGCCGGTTTTAGGTTTGCGCCGCCGGAAGCACTAGCCTTCAGCGCTGCTGACGGTGCGCTACGCGGGCACGCCGACGGCATCATCATTCACGGTCCTGACCTTCCAGGCGCCTATGTGATTTACCCGCTGATTTGGGAGCACAAGGCGGTCAATGCCAAGACCTGGCGCGCGGTTGAACGCGACGGGCTCGAGAAAACCTTTCCGCAATACGCTGCACAGGTCGCGCTTTATCAGGCCTACCTCGATATCACCACCCCCGCGCTGTTCACGGTCACGAACGCCGACACGTGCGAGTGGCTGCACTTTCTCGTGCCGTTCGATGCCGAGCGGGCGCAGCTGTGGTCCGACCGCGCTGTCAACATCATCGAGGCGACACGCGCCGGTGAATTGCTGCCGCGAGGCTTTGATGGTCCCGAAGATTGGCGCTGCCGCATGTGCCCGCATAGGGAGCGGTGCTGGAGGTGACGAGCCATGGCACTGCCGCGCGAGCTCGCCGCTAAGCTTGGCAAACCGATCCGCCTGCTGGCCTCCAACAGTCGGGGCGAAGCTTTTGCTGCGCTGTGTGCCATCGCGCGCTTGTTGGAATCTCACGGCTACACCTTTCATACACTCGCCGATCATGTCGAGAACGGCGGCGGCCTGAACGAAGACGATAAGAAGAAAATCCGCAGCGAGATCGAGAACGCACGCGCCATCGGCTACGCCGAGGGCGTCAAGGCGGCAGAAAGCAAACAACACGGTACCGATGCGTTCCGCAACACCGACGGGGCGCTCGAGTGGACCGAAGTGGCGCTCTACTGCCAGCGTGAGAAGCAGCGGCTGCCTAGCAAGCATCATGAGTTCGTTGACGACATGGCATCACGCACCGTGTACGGGCGCGAGCCAACTCCGAAGCAGCATCAGTATCTGCACAGCCTGTTCTTCAAACTCGGAGGCAAGATCACATGAGCGCTCAGTCACAAGCCGATACGTTACCCACCGACCTCGAGGTCGCACCCTTCTTGCAGCGTGAAAAGCATCGTATTCCCGACGGGCACCACGCTTTCATTGATGCCATGGTTCGCTTACTCACAAGCCCCAGGCCGACTCCGAAACAGCGCCAATACCTGCACCGCCTGTTCCACGAACTCGGGGGCAAGATCACATGAGCCCGCAAGCACAACCCAATCCGCCGACTGTGTTCGAGGCCGCGCTCGATTATGCACGCTGCGGCATTCCAGTCTTTCCGTGCAGTCCGATCGACAAGCGACCGCTCACGCCGAACGGATTCAAGGACGCAACCAGAGACGAGACACAAATTCTCGCGTGGTGGCAGCAGTATCCGAACGCCATGATCGGTGCGCCGATGGGTCCGGCGAGCGGACTATGGGCGATCGATCTCGACCTCGATTCTGCCAAGAAGATCGATGGCAAGGCCACGCTCGATCAGCTAGCCACGCAGCGTGGTGCGCTTCTACCCACCTGGACAAGCATCACGCCACGCGGCGGACGGCACCTGCTCTTCATCTGGGACCCCAACATCGAAATCCGTAACAGCGCGAGCAAGATTGGTCCTGGCATCGATGTGCGCGGCAACGGCGGTTACATCTGTTTGCCGCCCAGCCGGAACGCCACCGGTGGAGCGTACCAATGGGAGCGGGGCGGACCGCAGAACGTCGCCCTGGCGCCGCCCTGGCTGATCACGCTCGCTAAGGCGATGAAGGCGAGGGCGTGGGCAAAAGCAGCGCTCGAGCGCGAATGTAAGAACGTCGCGGCTGCGCTACCGACCACGCGCAACAATACACTCAACACCGCCGCGTTTAACCTCGGTCAAATCATTGGTGGTAACGCCCTCGACGAACAGGAGGTGCGCGATCGATTATTCGAGGCGGCGGAGACTTGCCAGCTGGTCGCCGATGATGGTGCAGCGGCAGTGCTCGCCACCATCGATAGCGGGATCACGGCCGGCAAGAAGCAACCCCGCGCACGACCGCAACCACCAGCACAGAGCGGGGCGCGTCCTACCATTCAACTCGCAGACGGTGAGCTGCTCCGCATCCTCGGCGAGATCGAAGACGCGTTGCTCGCGTCGGGCCTGCCAGTGTTCTCGCGTGCGGGAACGCTGGTCGAGCCTGTCGCCGAGATCATGCCGGCGGCGGATGGGCGCAAGACCACGGTCGCGCGTTTGCGCGAACTCTCGCCAGAGAGCTTTTTATGTCCGGTCGCCGAGGCTGCCGGGTTTCAGAAATGGGATTATAGGCGCAAGAGGGTGGTCGATACCGACCCACCACTGCATTATGTGCGCGTCCTGCTCGCAGCCGAGCGACGCTGGCGGCTTCCGCACGTCTCCGGCATCATCACCACAGCCACGCTCCGTCCGGATGGCTCGCTGCTTGTCGAGCCCGGCTATGATCCTGAGACTGAACTTTACCTCGCGCCGGGGTTTCAAATCCCGCCGATCCCGGAACAGCCAACGAAGGATCAAGCGCTCGCGGCGCTCAAGCTGCTAATCGATTTGCTATCCGAGTTTGGCTTCAAGCGCAGCGTTGGTGGCGAGCATGAGTTGCGGCTCAACCGCTCGGTCGCGCTGTCCGGACTGCTGACGCCCCTGGTGCGCGGCTCGCTTCCGACCGCGCCCATGCACCTGATCGGCGCGCATATGGCGGGAACGGGCAAGAGCTATCTCGTCGATACCTTTGCCGTAATCGCTACCGGTCGGCTTTGCCCTGTCATCACCGCACTCAAGAGCGTGGAGGAGACCGAGAAGCGGCTCGGCTCCATTGTCTTGAGTGGCATTCCGATGATCTCGCTCGACAACTGCACGCATGATCTCGGTGGTGAATTCCTCTGCCAAATGGCAGAACGGCCGATCGTCAAGATCAGGATTTTGGGCCGCAGCGAGACACCGGAATGCGAGGTCCGTACCGCAACATATGCGACCGGCAATAACGTCACGTTCAAGGGCGACATGGTCCGCCGCGGCCTGGCGTGCAATCTCGAAACGCTGGACGAGCGGCCGGAGCTGCGGAAGTTCGCCCGCAACACGTTGCGGCAGGCCGCCGCGAACCGGGCGAGCTACGTTGCGGCCGCGCTCACGGTGATGCGCGCCTACCTCGCCGCCGGGGTGCCCGAGGTGTGCGGGCCCTTCGGCAGCTATGCCGAGTGGTCGACCATGGTGCGCGGTCCGTTGGTCTGGCTCGGCGAGCCCGACCCGGTGGCGAGCATCGACAAGACCCAAGCGGAGGACCCTGAGCTCGCCGATCTGCGCGGGTTGGGCGAATACTGGGTGGGTGAGCTGAAGCTCGCCGAACATTATCGGGTCGCCCGTCTTGTCGAGATCGCGAACGAAGCCCCTCCCGGCTTTAACACCAATCTGCTCAAGGACCTCCTCCTGCGCATCGCCGGCGACAAGGATGGCGATATCTCAGCCAAACGGTTGGGTGAGTGGCTGCGTCGCAACAGCGGGCGCGTCGTGCGGTTGTCCGATGGTCATAGATATTGGCTGATCCAGGGACGTGATGCTCATGCACACGTCGCAACCTATCAGCTATCGAGGCTAACGTAGCGGGACTGCTGGGACCTGCGGGAGCTTCACCGTGACCTTTATTATTTTCGCATGCGAAATCGCGCGGGACCGCTGGGACCGGCGGGAGGTCGACTATGACTTCTATGTATTTGTCACTGACATCTCGCGCGTACTCTAGACGGAGGTCCCGCGGGTCCCGCGGTCCCCGCAAACTGCAAGAGGAGTAGTTCATATCCAATATCACGAACCGCAACGAGAGCGCGTCGCCCACGCATAGCGAGGTCGACACCTTCCTCGCCGATCTTAAAAAACGCTCAAGCCCGAGCATGCGCGGACGCCTCATCTTCGCCCTCGACGCTACCGCCAGCCGAGAAGCAACCTGGGATACCGCCTGCAAGCTTCAAGCCGAAATGTTCCAAGAAGCCGGTAGTCACGGCAGCCTCGAAATGCAGCTGGTCTATTACCGCGGTCTCGGTGAGTGCCGCGCCTCACGCTGGATCTCCAATTCCACTCAGCTCGCCAAAACCATGTCGCAGATCATGTGCCGCGCCGGTGAAACCCAGATCGAAAAGGTCCTTACCCACGCTGCCAAGGAAACCAAGCTGCTCAAAGTGAGTGCGCTCGTATTCGTGGGCGACGCCCTGGAGGAGAGTCCCGATGTCGTCCTTAGCGCGGCTAGCGCTCTCGGCCGTCTCAGCGTGCCTGTCTTCATGTTCCAGGAGGGTCACAATCACCTGGTCGAACAGACCTTCCAGGACATCGCACGCCTAACCCATGGCGCCTATTGTCGCTTCGATCCCGGGGCCGCCCGTCAATTGGCCGAGCTTCTACGCGCAGTCGCGGTCTTTGCTGCCGGCGGATTGGCTGCGTTAGCTGATCAGCATAGCGACAGCGCGGTTAAGCTTCTGAGCCAGCTGCGATAGGAAGCCCGATCGCGTCGACGGGAGCGCGGTTCGCAGGTTCTTTTCACGAATATGACTGGAGCTTTTGGGACATCTCGGCCACGGAAATGGAGCAACCGTCAGCTCCTGGAGAACCATCCACGTATCCGCGTTGGGGGTCTTCGAGGTCACTCCGAGGTCACGCTCTCATACGGTGGGAAGATCCAGATCGTGCAGATCGAGGAGGAGTGGACCTTCGGACGTCGACAACGGTTGCGTCCATGGTTTCGCTGTCCGGACTGCAATCAACGCTGTCGGTTTCTGATCGAGAAGGACGGAACTTTTATTTGTAGATCCTGTAGCGGATACGATTACAGATCGCGTCACCGTAACCGGTCCTGCCCAGCCCTTAATCGGGCCAGGAAGATAGCCCGCTTGCCCCACCGAGCTCGCGCGCGTGAGATCGTCATAGCTCAAGCCGAGCTTGCTCGCTTTTTACGTGCTACAGTGCGAGACCTCGAACGGCGAGCGAAGCGAGGAGGCAAGCGATGACCGATCCCACATCTGATGACGTCCGCGACGATTACATCTTGCAGGAGCGATTGTCCGGCAAGTCCGCGCGCGCCATCAGCAGGCAGCTGCGGTGCACGATCGGCGAGGTGGATGCCGCGCTCGATCGCGTGCTGCCGAAGATCGACAACGATGCGCGGCGACGTCACGTTTCGCTCGACCTAAATCGTCTCGATGGATTGCTGGAGACCTTCTACAAGCGCGCGATTGAGAACGTCGACGCGCAGGCTGGACTGCTGTGTGTGAAAATTATGGAACGAAAGGCGGCAATGCTTGGTCTCGATAGCCCGCAGCAGCTCGACATCGTGCAGGTGCAGGCACAGAAAGAGCCGACGGAGCATGACCGCATTGAGGAGGCCATTATGAATTTGGTCAATCAGCAGCCCCCAGCCGAGCGCAAGGCGCACAATCTGATCAGCAAAGTTGGCGGCGAGCGCGCTCTCAAACTCTTGCGCGGAGCGCTGGGGAATGGCGATGGCGTTACGCCGGATGATCCTGATCTCGATCCCGAGCCCGAGCCGAAGTGAGCAACTGTGCAATTTATGATGTTTGGTCGGGCCTGTTGACCTAGTGTTAAGTGCTTGATCTTGCTTATGCGCCCTTCGGCGACTGTAAAGCTCTCAGCCTTTTCCTGCACAGTGCGGCTCGGCTCA